AATGCGTTACCAGACATTAAAACTCTTAATAAAGCAGTAGAGATAGGTCTTAAAGCATGGGCAAAAGCAATTGATCCCCCTCTTTTGGTACAGGACGATGGCGTTATTGGCAGAGTAAGAACAACACCTGCTGGAATTACAGTTGTTAGAAATGACGGTGCTGTTAAACCATTACAAATTGGTTCTAACTGGCAAATAACTGACATGAAAGAAAACCAATTAAGAACTGCAATTAGACAAGCATACTATTCAGATCAATTACAATTACAAGAAGGCCCACAAATGACAGCAACAGAAGTACAAGTTAGATACGAATTGATGCAAAGATTATTAGGGCCAACACTAGGTCGTTTCCAATCAGAATTTTTAAATCCATTAATTGAAAGAGTATTTGGAATTATGTTTAGAGCAGGTGCTTTAATGACAGCACCAGATATAATTAGAGATACTACAATTGATGTAGAATATGTTGGGCCATTAGCTAGATCACAAAGAATGGAAGAAGCAGTTGCAATTGAAAGATTATATCAATTAGCAATGAATATAGCGCAAGTTGATCCTGCTATTATGGATAACATAGATCACGATAACGCAATTAGAATGAGAGCAAAATTATTAGGTGTACCAAAAACTGTTATGAGAGGTACTGATCAAGTTGAAGAAATGAGAGCCGCACAAGCAGAAGCACAACAACAAGCGGCAATGGCACAACAAGCACAAGCACAAGCACAAGCTATGAATACACAAGCTGACGCAACTAAAAAATTAGCTGACCCTAATGTACAATCAGCAATGTCTGATATGGTTGAAGATATGGGTATGGCTGATATGACGGGATAATATGGCAAAAGATCAAGACAATGATCTAAAACAATTAAAACAACAATACAAAATTACATTTTCATCTAAAGAAGGTGAAAAGGTATTAGCAGATTTAACGTCTGCTTATTATCATAGGAGTTCATTTATAAAAAATGATCCCCATGAAACATCATACCGTGAAGGACAAAGATCGGTATTAATCAGAATAATCAATCTATTAAAGGAGAATAAAAATGTCTGATGAACAAACGACCACAACTGACAATCCAGAAACAGTTATAGCTAATCAAATACAAGAAACAGCTAATACAGTTCTTGGATCAGAAAGTGATAATCAAAACGATTGGAAATCATCACTATCTGAAGAAATAAAAAACGATCCAACACTTGCTAACTTTAAAGATGTTGAAGGTCTTGCTAAAACAGTAATACATCAACAAAAAGTTTTAGGCAGTAGAGTACCTATTCCTAAAACAGATGAAGAAAAAGCAGAACTTTATAACAAACTAGGAAGACCAGAAGACCCTAGCAAATATGAAATAAATGTACCAAATGAAATGGTTGATTATTTTAAAAAAGAAGATGTTGAACAATTTAAAAACGTGGCACATAAAATTGGTTTAAACAATGATCAAGTAAATGCTTTAATGGAATATCAAGTTCAATCTACGCAAAATACTTTAAACAATGAAGGTGCGGTTATGGCCCAACAAAAAGAACAAGCAGAAGAAGTGCTTAAAAAAGAATGGGGTTATGATTACGATAAAAATGTTAGAGCCGCAGATAGAGCATTAAATGTTTATGGAGATGATGAATTAAGAAATTTATTAACTCAAACATCTGCTGGTAATAATCCTGCTGTTTTAAAATTTTTAGCAACTATTGGTAAAGAAGTAACAGAAGATATGGCACAAAATACTACTAACAATAGATTAGCCGTATCACCATTAGATGCTAAAGAAGAAATTAATAATATCATGGCTGATACAAGTCATGCTTATTTTGATCCATCACATCCAAACCATGAAATTGCTGTAGAAAAAATGCGTCAATTACATGAAAAAGTGTATGGTAAATAAGTCACAATTGTGATATTATTACAACAGAAAGTTTGCCCGTAAGGACAACAAACTTACAAGTCATGTAGACTATAAAACCGTGTTGATTGTATCGTTATTACAATAAGGTTTCCCGTAAGGATAAAGACCGATTAATTAGAATATGGTTTGATGCATTAGTATTATACCCCCTATTCTTAACTTTTAAATAAGGACTAAAAACATGAGTACACAAATAACAACAGCTTTTGTAGAACAATACAAAAGTAATGTGTTTCATCTAGCGCAACAAAAAGGTTCTAGATTAAGAGGTGCGGTGAAATCTGAAACAGTAACAGGTACATCTCACTACTTTGAAAGAATTGGCGCTACTGCGGCACAAGTAAGAACAACTAGACACTCTAACACTCCTCAGATTGATACTCCTCACTCTAGAAGAAAAGTTACATTAGCTGACTACGATTGGGCTGATTTAATTGATCAAGAAGATAAAGTTAGAATGTTAATTTCACCTCAATCTGAATATGCGAAAGCTGGTGCTTACGCTATGGGTAGAGCAATGGATGACGCAATTATTGCGGCCGCTTCTGGCAATGCATTTGGTGGAGTAGCTGGTGCTACTTCTATTGCATTACCTGCAGGACAAAAAATTGCAGTAGGAACTACATCTTTAACAGTTGCTAAATTAATTTCTGCTAAAGAAATTCTAGATGCATCTGACGTTGATCCAGACGAAGAAAAATACTTAGTTTGTTCAGCTAAAGAGATTACTTCTCTATTAGGTGATGACAAAGTAACTTCTGCTGATTTCAATAGTGTTAAAGCACTTGTTGCAGGTCAAGTTGATACTTTCATGGGCTTTAAATTCATTAGAACTGAAAGAATAGCCGCATCTGGAGGTGACAACCTTGCACTTGCTTTTACGCAATCATCAATTGGTCTTGCTCTTGGAAAAGACATTTCTACTAGAATATCTGAAAGAGATGACAAGAACTATGCAACTCAAGTATTCCTATCTATGACGATTGGTGCTACTAGAGTTGAAGACGAAAAAGTTGTAGAAATCGCTTGTAACGTATAATATACTTACAATCTCAACTTACCTTTAGAGGGCCATTGCAATATATGGCCCTTTAATATATTAAAAGGATATTATGGCTACAGAAGTTTCAATTTGTTCAAATGCATTAAGAAGATTAGGTGATGACCCTATTACATCACTTACAGACGATACTGAAAGAGCCAGACTTTGTAATTCATTTTACCCAGATGCAAGAGATGCGGTTTTAAGATTACACACTTGGAATTTTGCGGCAACAAGAGCATCATTAGCAAAATTAGCAACAGCACCCGCTTATGGTTATGCTAATCAATTTTCATTACCTTCAGATTGTTTAAGAGTATTAAGCATGGAAGAACCACATTTTATTTTTAAAGTAGAAAACGTAGCTACTCACGGTAGAGTATTATTAACAGATGAAGGCACAGCAAACATTATGTATGTTGCTAGAATTACTAATCCTACTTTATTTGACAGTATGTTTGTTGATACATTAACTGCAAAATTGGCAACAGATTTAGCATATCCAGTTACAAATTCTGTTCAATTACAAACCCAAATGCAGAAACTCTATGAATATAAACTTTCGGAAGCCCGTAGTGTTGATGGACAAGAAGGATTTATTGATGATCTTGTTTCTGACACATTTACAACTTTCCGAAGATAATGGCTAGAGTACATCCTTTTCAAACTAATTTTACTGCTGGTGAATTAACACCTAAACTTGCTGGTCAAGTTGATTTTAAAAAATACAATAATGGTGTTGAGATTATGGAAAATATGACAGTATTTCCACAAGGCGGAGCATCAAGAAGATATGGTACAAGATTTGTAAAAGAAGTAAAAGATAGTTCTAAAGTAACTAGACTTATACCTTTTGAATTTAATATAGAACAATCTTATGTATTAGAATTTGGAGATCAATATATTAGATTTTATAAAGACAATGGACAAATAACTTCTGGTGGATCATCTTATGAAATAGCAACTCCATTTACAGAAAGTATGTTGTATGAAATACAATTTACACAATCAGCAGATGTTATGTACATTGTACACGAAACATTAAATCCAAGAAAATTATCAAGAACAGGTCATACATCTTGGACACTTACAGAAGTTGAATTTCAAAATGGCCCTTATTTAGATACAAATGAAAGTTCAATTACATTTGCATCATCTGCAACAGGTGTTGGTACAGGAAGAACTTTAACTGCATCTGGAACTGCATTTGGATATGAAAATAACGGTTTTCATTCTACTGACGTTGGAAGATTAGTTAGATTAAGAGATGGTTGGGGTGTAATTACTGGTTATACATCAGCAACAGTTGTTACTTGGGAAATAAAATTAGATTTAGGTTCTGCAACCGCTACAACAGATTGGGCATTAGGTGCTTGGTCTGAACATTCAGGTTATCCTAAAACAGTTTCATTTTTTGAACAAAGATTAATATTTGGTGGAAGTACATCATATCCACAAACTATATGGGCTAGTGAAAGTGGTTTTTATGAGCATTTTCATGCAGGTGATGGTAGTCCAGCAGATAGTTTTATTTACACAATAGCGGCTAACAAAGTAAACACTATTAGATGGTTAGCACCTGCTAGAGATTTAATTGTTGGTACAGCAGGTGGTGAATTTAAAGTAGGAAGACCAACTGGTGAGCCTTTACAACCCGACAACGTACAAATTACACAACAAACTACATATGGTGGTTACAGTACACAACCTATTCAAATTGGTAACGCTGTCTTGTTTGTACAAAGACAAAGAAAAAAAATTAGAGAATTAGCATACAGATTTGAAGATGATGCATATTTAGCACCAGACATGACATTACTTGCAGAACATATTACAGGTAATGGAGTTGTTGATGTTGATTATGCACAAGAACCACAAAGTATTTATTGGGCTGTTAGACAAGATGGAGTTTTATTAGGTTTAACTTATCAAAGAGAAGAAGATGTTGTTGCTTGGCATAGACATATTATTGGTGGTTCATTTAAACAAACATTTGATGCCGCATCTGATGTAACATCTAAAACAACTGATCCAAATTATAATGGTTACATTACAATAACAAATCATGGTTTTAACACAGGTGATAAAGTTTATTATGATGCAAATGGTGGAACTAAAATAGGTGGATTACAAGATAAAAATTATTATTATGTTATTGCAGTTAATGCTAACACAATTGAATTTGCAGATAGTTATGAACAAGCAATAGATAGAACTGTTTTACAAATATCAGCAGGTGTTGGAACTCATAGTATATCTGCACCATCTAAAGTTAAATCTGTTTGTACTATTTCTGAAAATTTAGAAAATCAAACATGGGTTATTGTAGAAAGAAAAATAAATAATAACATAGTAAAATATGTAGAATATTTAGATAATAAATTAAATATGGATAGTGCTTTATCTACAACTGTTAATGCTGACAGTACAACAATAACAGGATTAGATCATTTAGAAGGTGAAAGTGTACAAATACTTATAGGTGATGCAGTATTTCCAAATCAAACAGTATCAAGCGGATCAATTACTATTAGTTTACCTGCAAATACAGGTTATAAATCATTAGAAATTGGTCTTGGTTATATCTCACAATTAAAAACTATGAGAGTAGAAGCTGGTGCATCTGCTGGTACTGCACAAGGTAGAAAAAAAAGATATAATGAAGTATTAGTAAGATTACATAAAACTGTTGGTATTAATATAAATGGAGATCAATTACCATTTAGAACTTCATCTACACCAATGGGCCAAAATATTGCAGAATTTACTGGAGATAAAAGGGTAATTAATTTAGGATGGGATAGAGATGGACAAATTATTATAAAACAAGAACAACCTTTACCAATGACGGTATTAGGTATAACAGGAACATTAGTAACAAGTGATTAAGGAGTAAAATATGGCATTTCAAATGATACCTTTTTTAATGGCGGCTAGTACAGCAGTTACCATTATGGGTCAAAGACAACAAATGAAACAAATTAAAGCTAATGCGGCTTGGAATAAATATGAAAATGAATTGTCATTTCAATACGAAAAACAAAAGAAATTAAAAGAACAAGCAAAATTAATGTCTGCACAAAGAGCAAGAGTAGGTGCTAGTGGTGCGCAATTTTCTGGTTCACCTTTGCTTATAGCTAATGCAGATTTTGAAGAATTTGAAAATGATATGTTTTTTTTAGAAAAAAGAGTTTTTGTTAGAAATGCGGCAATGGATGCAGAAACAACTGGATTGCTTACTGCACAAAAATATAAAATGGGTGAAACATTATTATCTGCTGGTATGACATATAAAACATATAAACAAGATCAAGCGGCGGCAGAAAAAGGTATTGGTTAATGGTTTATCTAGTAAAAGTTTGGGAACATGATACAATGATATTTGAAGGATACACAAAGAAAATACCAAAAGCAGGTCAAGATTTTAAGGCTTTTAAAACTACTACTGATATGAATGGTGCAATAAAAAGTCATAGTTTTAGCCCTGCTCAATATAGGATTACATATGAAGATACCAAGATATAGAAGTGAAGGTGGTACTACTATTGATAGTGGTAGATCATTAACTACAGGTACTCAAACAGGTGGTGCTGTAGCTAATCTTGGTGTAACTGCAATTAACAAAATTACAGAATACGCTAACAGAAAAAACTCTATTGATGCTAAATTAAGAAGATTAGATATTAATACTAATAAAGATTTATCTACAGCTATGATGTATGGTAAAACTTCTGATTTTCAAAACTCATTACAAAATAGACAAGATTTTTTAACTCCAGATAATTGGTTATTAGATTATGATAATAGTGCAAAACAATGGGAAAAAGAATTTAAAACTGGATTAGATGAGCAAACTTGGAAAGAATATCAACCTTTGTATTATCAAAAATTTTTTGAAGCTAGAAATGATGTAGTTAAAGCAGTTAATAATCAAAAACTAAAAAATGCAGGTCATGCTTTTAATGAAGCAAATACTGCATACAAATCATCTGTAGAACAAGCTAATTCATTATCACAAATAAAAGCACAATATGAATTATATACAGAATTACATTTAAAGAAAAATGTAGAAACTAATTTATTTGATAGAAAAACTTTTAATGAAGTTAAAGAAACAACTAAAAATTGGACAAATGTAAAATACGGAATGTTACAAGCTACTAAAGATTTAATTATTATGTCACCTAATGGTAGCCAAGAAGTTGATTGGAATAATGTAACATCAAGACTTAAAAACAAAAATTTTAAAATGGTTGATATTGAAGGTAAAGAATTAACTGTTGATGATGATTTAAGAAAAGAATTAATT